CATACACAATCGTATTGGGTTGGAATATAATATACTCATGACCATCAATCGTTTCATGCTTCAAGTCATCTTTGGTGAACATCATGTCACCTTGCAGAATACCTTTGATACCCAACTTGGGCAGATACGCAAGTGCGATCTTTAGTTTCTCATTCAGTCCTGCACTGGTATGATTCTCATCAATGTCGGCATCGGTATAGTTTAGTTTGGCATTCTTGTTGAACACTGACTTCGTGCCAACAAAGAACTTTCCGTTCTCTGGATTGATACCAACAAAGATAGAAGGTGCTCCATCCCATTTGGTTGTGACATTTACATGTGACTGTGCTTTACCTGACAGCATATCACGCAACGATTGTAGGAAGTTGATAGACTCTCGCACACCCGCAACACCTGCATTGAGAACATTGTCCTCAAGGTGTTCGAGGTGAAGATTCTTACCTTCTTTTGCTTCTGTTAGGTATTCTGTGAATTTCATTTTAGTATATCTTTATGAAAGCTGAACTGTCTTTCGAGTTGGATAATGCATAACCCACAAGACCTTGCGTAAATGCATTTCTATTTTTTTCTGTTGAACTCATTAAAATATCAATCATTTTGACACCCAAATATTTTGAGTATACCCAATCTGCTTTTGTTTCTGTTGATTTGGCAGTCTCAAGAAAGTTTTTCAATGTCATGCCTGGTTCACCATACTTCTTAAACATATTATATAATTCTGTGAGCAAGGCAACTTGTTTTGCTTTTGCTTTAGTTACAATTTCTTGCTGTGGAGGTAATGTTTCTAAACCTAAATCTTTCAAATTACGATTGACAGGACCGTAAGCAGCTTTACCATATTTTGCAGTTTTACCTATCAACTCACCTTGCCAACCAGATAGATTATCAAAAGAACGAAATTGCATATTGATTTCATCCTCACCTTTAGAATAGATATAAACGTCTTTAGAACCAAAGATACCTTTACCTTCTACACCAACTCTATAACCATTCCATATTGTTGGAGGTCTTTTCTCACCTACGTTGAAATTTTTCTGATGAACTGCTGCACCTTCAATTTTTTTCAATGATATGCCAACCATAGTTCTGTCTGCTAATGCATTTATTATGTAACGATTCAAACAGTCTAAAGTTTGACAATCATCGATTTCTAATTCAAAATCTTTTTTGAAAACCCATATATCACCAGGATTCCATTTGTTTGCATCAGAAAAAGGAACTTCTATTAATTTATTTAATTGTTTATATTTGTCGTAAAGTTTTTTGACTTTAGCACTGCCACGATGGAATTCATAGTCACCACCCTTGAACATACCATCCATCAAAAACTTAGATACTTTTTCATAATGATTCAACCATTCAGGGTCTGTTTGACCTATCATTACTTGGTCTTTCTCATCAACATCATATAACTTTTTTACTTTACTATAATTTGCAACGACTGTAGCAAGGTCTGATTTACCATACTTTTCATATACAGCACACCACAAACATACTGATGATTCATTCATCTTTGTATTTTCCGCACCACCACCAGAACCTTTTCCACCACCACCAAGTTCTTTAGTTTTTTCTAAATCAGTTAATTTCTTTTTCTGGTTTTTGGTGGTTGTGAATGTTACATCCTTGTATGCTTCTTTATCGCCAGGTTTCAATCCAGCAATTTTGTTATAGACTGTTTTTTCAAACTTAAAAACAACATTCGTTCCATCTTTTAATTGGAATGCTTTACTATCTTTGTATAATTGTAAGATTTTTAATTTGCGATCTTTTGCATCATCATCAGCATACTTGAAAAAATCTGTCATTGATAAGGCTGCCATACACCAATCTCCTAAGTTATTGGAGTATTTATGAACCATACCATACTGTAGTTTCCATTTCTTCAGGAAATAAGATTTATATCGGTCAACAAGATAGTCATTGACATTGTAGGTTATCATAAAGTTGTGTGGGCATTTATCCACATTGTCGGCAAAGTCAGCATGAACAAAGGATGAATGCATCTTCTTACCAGTGCCATACAGAAAGTCTTTGATGTCGTATGGGGGGTCAAGAAACACAAATACATTTTTGCCAGGTGCCAACATCACTTTGGAATAATCGATGTTTGTAATCTTCCAGTTCTTTATAATCTTTGAATACCCTTTCAACTTACCGATATTCATTTCACTAAAGTTCTGTTGTGATGCAGTAATACTGAATGTGGAGTTTTCCGTCAAACCAGAATACGAACACTTGTTTAGAATGTAGAAACTAACGGCAGCATCAAATGAGTTTTGGTTTTTCATTTCTTCCAAGCATTCATTGAACTTATCTTTGGCAGTGGCATCATTCAAAGTCTTCTTGATAGCAAGGATAGCATCCGATAGATTGTCTCCATCCTTCTGTAGCACCGTCCAGAAGTTATACAGTGGAACATACAAGTCATTCACCCATATTGGTTTGTCTGGATACTTCTTCGACATATGAATACTCATCGAACCACCACCAAGAAATGGTTCACGCCATTCCGCAAAATCGGTAACCCACGGATCAAGAGTTTTAATTGCTCTGGTCTTACCACCAGGATATCGTAGTGGAGATTTCAATGCATTGTTACTCATATCTTGAATCCTTCAAACTTGTTCGGTCTTTCTCGTTCACCAAATGTATTCAGTGGTTTGTCATCGTGTCCTGCATCGGCAATATCAACTTGTGCTGATTGTTCTACATCATACAGTCTCATCTTAGACCTGTCAATACCAATCACAAATCGTTTGTAGTTATTTGGGTCACCATAACGATTCTTCAACTGCTTCACCATAATCTGATTCAGTTGTTCTAGTTCTTCGGTAGATATCAACGCAAACATAAAGTCGGCAGTTGCAGGAAGACCAAATGATTCAGAAGTATCCTCAAGGCCAGGATCAGAGTTCGTAAATCCAGAACGAGTTGTTTGTGTTGCAGATACAACAGGAACAGAGAACTCAACTGCCAGACCTCTCAACTCTTCGGCGATTGCTTTGATGTACGAATAACTATTTACATTAGCACCTGGCTTGATTCGAGAAGAAGAAAGGGAACTTTGATGTACGAATAACTATTTACATTAGCACCTGGCTTGATTCGAGCAGATGAACAGATATTCAAGTAATCAATAAAAATGATATCGGGAACAAAACTTTTCTTCAACTGCAATTCATTTAATAGAGCACGAAAGTGCAACGCAGATGCCGATGCAGTTGGATATTCTTTGATAATCAATTTACCTTGTGTCTTGTTTCGTAAGATTTCAAACTTTCTGTCATACTCTGGTTTTGTCATTGTCTGCAAATAGTTCATGTCCACATTCAATAGGTTCGCATCAATCCTTTCGGCAATACGTTCTTCTGCCATCTCCAATGTGATATACAGAACATTCTTACCTTGCGACAAACATCCTGCCGCAGCATGACACATGAACAACGATTTACCCACACCAGTTCCCGCCAAACATATATTCAACGTCTTGGTTGGCAGTCCACCTTTGGTTATCTTATTGAATAGGTCGAGGTCAAACGGTATTCTGTTTTCATGTCGATGATAGAAGTCATATCGTGCATCCGAATCGTTGATGTAATCATGACCCACAGTAGAGTCAAATGACACTCCAAGAGCATCACTGAGTATCTTTGGTATCGCACCTTTGGGTTTGGAATCTTTCTTGTTGTCGAGGATTTGAACTGCTTCCATGATAGCATTGTAGATTGCTTTATCTTGGCAGAACTTTTCGGTTTGATTAGTCAACCATGCCATGTCAGTTGGTTCGTCTTTGTCGGAGTGTATCTCACGAACAAGTTCAACGGCACTTTGAACTTCTGCTTCGGTTAGGTGTTTGGATTCTGTAAAATTAATTACAAGGGATTCGTAGGTGGGTAGGTTCTTATACTGATTGATAAAGGTTTCTATTTCTTTGAATACTCTGCGTTCTGTTGTGTCCGAAAAGTATTCGTCTTTAATGAATGGTATTATCTTTCTAGCATAGTCCTCATTGTAAATCAGGTTCTTCAGAATAGATGTTTCTAGTCGTTTCATTTTGTGTCTTGTCAAGTAGTATCTCGGTTAGTAGGTCACCCATAATTGTATGCAATTCGGGGTCATTTGTCAAGTCATCGATGTCATGTTCGCCAGAATTGACTATAGTGTATCCAAATCTCAATCTGGCAAACTCACCCTCTTCAACTATACCTGCCTTGCCATAGTGGTATAGAACTCCTGCATACTTGCCACGCAGGATTCCTATACCAGTTACGGTATTGTCATCGGAGTCAACGAACTCGTAATCAACGCCACGTTTAAGTTTCACTGGCTTCGACTTCCAAAACTGTATCTTTTCCCATAATGTTTCCATAGGTAATTTCATATCGTTTCCTTACATATTCTTTGAACTTCTCACTAGCAAGAATATCATCCCAAAATTCTGCGGTTTGTGTATCATCAAATCGTTTCTTGTCACCAATCTCTCCTGTCTCTTGATCCACTTTTGCATACCAACCATTCGATGGTTTGGATACAAAGTTTCCTTCAAGTGCAATGTCAAGTAGACCAGAATATTTCTGAATACCACCATCAAAAGATACTGCAACTGGTATCTTCGACTTCTCACGAACAAATCGTGACTTCTCCACATTGATAATGAAGTTGTATCCTGTAATTTCGGTGCCAGTTTTTTCTTGCTGCCTTCCAAGAATCCAGATTGTATCTGCGGAGTAATACGAACCTGTGCCACCACCAACGATGTCTTTAGGATACAGACCAATCTCTTTGTATGTGTGATTCACAACAATCATTGGAATGTCTTTGATAGTCAAGTGTGGTGTGACCATACGAAACAACGACTTCATTTGTTTTGCACGGCTCATGTCAGCAACTGATTTGCCCTCAAGTGAATCTTCTACTTCTTTCTTCGATGCAAGATTGCCAATTGAATCCAGAATGATGATAACCTTGTCACCTTTATCAATCTGCTGCAACTGAACCATGATGTCGTGCTTCAACTGCTCTACGTCAGTAATAGGAGTATGGAGCACACGATTGGTATCAATATTGAATGTATCGAAATAAGATTGAGGAGTCCCAAACTCGCTATCGTAAAATAAAACAACGGCATCTTTGTATTTCTCCATGTATGCAGATGCCATCAACAAAGCAAATGCGGTTTTGAAATGTTTTGACGGACCAGCAAACATCGTTAGACCTGGTGTTAGACCACCATCGAGATTGCCAGCAAGTGCCACGTTAATCATCGGCACAGATGTTTGTATCATATCTTTCTCAGTAAAGAACTGAGACTTTGCAAGGATGGACGAATCTTTAATCGTCGAACCTTTTTTCAGTTTATCAAGAATACTCATTATTAAAAAATCCTTCTAAAGATGGTGTTTGTTTCTTGTGTGATTCTATATTTTTAAGATTATATTTTGCAGTCTCAAAAGTAAAAGCAGGTTGTTCTACAACAATTTGTTTTTTAGAATCGGTTGAATCTTTCCAACATAAATCTTTATCTTTAGGATAATCCAAAGTCCAGTTCAATGTGGAATTATTCTTCATAATTTTCTTTGCTTCCTTATTCAAAGGATAGATGTATCTGAACATATAACCTTTTATTTTCTTGATACCTTTCGACTTCATAAAATCTGTAGTCAACCAGAAGACTTTATTCTTACCTGAGAATGCTGCATTTTCTTTACATAATGCTTTGGTTGATCGTGGATGCAACTTCTCTCCATTCTCCATCATGTACACTTGAGTCCAATACTTCTCACCGAAATAAAAATTCGATGCCTGATACACATACCCACACTTGCCCATTATACCATCTGCCATCGTGTATAGGAAAAGACACTTGGTGTTCTTCTTCATCCACTTTACGGTTGCAGATATCATTTGAGATTCAGAATTTTTTGGCATGTCATCATCCATGCACATCTTACCAATCTCAAAATAATCTTTTGATGTTAAACCAGGAAACATTTTATTGATAGTTTGCAGTGGTTGTGTTCCCCACCCCAACGTCAAAACACCTTTGAGTTCATCATCAATGAAAAAACCAAGAAAGTGTTTTGTTAGTGTGGGCATTACAGGTGAATAATGGAACTTCTGTATAAACTCCGATGCCTCATACTTAGAAATATCTTTGATAACATATTCGAGTCGCATATATTATTCGTCATTCATTTTGGTAATTCTGTCTTTGTGTATAACTTCGTGGTTGTCAGGCAATTCAGTTTCCTTTAATCGTAAAACTCCACTGCTAATAAGAGATTCTATACTAGGTGAGGGGGGTAAGTCAACCTTTTTCTTCTTGATTGCCTTTTTAGGTTCTTCGGGTTCTTCTTTTGCTTTCTTTAATGCTTGGTATGTTTGATTAGCAGCAATCAATAACAATATTGCAAGTGGGTCAAATACAATAATGATAATGAATATAACTAATCGTACTGCCTTATCTATAATGTCTCTGTCGTGCGTACCGTAGACCACTTCTGCCACATATTTGATTGGTCCAAAATCAGATTCAGCCTTTCTAATTTCCAACGATACAGGCGACTTCTCTTCAATAATTTTTTGGATGGCCTTTTGCGACCCATCAATTTCATCAGTAATTCGTGTGCGCTCTTTCTGTTGGGTTTTGCGGATTTGGTTCGACCTCTCAGCTCCT